CGGCGTATGCTTGAAGACCACTAGTTGCGGCCAACCGTTGCACGCGTAAAGCATCGGCTTTAATGCCAGCATGTTGTATTGAATTGCGTTTTCGATACGCATACTTCAATATGGTACGTAATGCCTTATAGACAACTGTACCATGTGGCAACACAGCTCGGCTTATGAAGGTGACACCTTCACGACGCTTCTCACGTTCCTCCATCTTCCAGGACAACCCACGATTTGCCATCACTTGGCTACGCAACCCCTCACCTCGCCATTCAGGTTCTCGGTCAAGGGTGACATCATCCCCCGATTGACACATACGCACGTCCGAAAGGCGCGCTACGCTAATCAAAGAGCTCACCGCCATGATCTTGTTGATTATAAGCGTCCACGGGTCACCAGAAGCCAAAGCAGTATTGAGGACAAATTTAAACGGGGTGCCCATCATACGCACACGCCTTTCCTCACGGATTTCACGAGCCAATTGCCCAAGCCCAAGTTTCTCACTTGCCATCTGCAAAAAAATTGAAGCCACCAGTACATGCACGGGTTTGTGACTAGAGTCCTGCTTTTCAATGTCCAATTCATACGATGAATCGAATGTGGCGAGAAAGTCCTCTACCTCCGACTCACGCAAGCCCACTGGAGACAACTTGCCACGCCTCATGGATCTTGCCCAGGCATGAGTGAGTGAATCACAACAATCAGCAAAAATAGCCTGCTGCATGTCTGAAGCACTCACTACGCCCTGAGCCTTCAATTCACTCGGACCGTCTTTCAACTCACTAGGCTTCTTAGCGAACTCAGGCTTCAGGAAAGCGAAAGACAATACCGATGATGCTGTCTCTATCCCTGCATAGCAACCATCGATGACTTGTTGTCTAGTTTGACGCTTCAATGCAGCCCTACGGGAGTTGGCTAAATGGGAAAAGAATGTGGCTTTGTCAATGACTTCTTCGAAAATCATTTCTACAATCTTTTCTGCGTCAACAAAATCCTGAGGAGACGCCCTGGCATCCTTGACTGCCCTCGTCATGGCTTGAACCATGTCAGCACCTGGATGATCTCGCGGTTGTGATGCATAATTGTCAAAATCATCACTTTGCGGTATGTTGTCATCTCGCAGTGAAACACCGGCAACCAACTCAACATTGGTGCGAACTTCGCTGGTGCTAATAGGCTCACCGTCGGCAGCAAAAACCGTGCCAACGGTCACCTTATCTGTTAATGGAACCTCAAGCAGATAAGATTGAGCAATCTTTTCTTGATGCAAATGCTCCCATGTGGACTCAGAATCAGTACGTGGTTCCACCATGTCCCAACTCGTTCCGCCAAGCAGCACCGTTGCTGGAAGTGCACCGTCAACCTTAGCCTCGTCGTACCACCTAAAGCACGAGAACGCCTCAATGCCCTCAACGACAAAGATAGTGCGCAATCTAGCTCTAGTTATGGCCACGCCCATGTGAGCATGCTGCTCCGTGTCACCGAGCCAACGTAAGTCACCAATCAAGGCCCGACCGACACCATGTATGATTGTGTGTTCGGAACGGCTGCCCTGGGCCTCATGCACCGTGACAGCATCAAGACCTCTCATGCGTGCCATCTCTTTGCCAATTTGAGTGCCCTGTATGGCTTGATCTCCATCACCGGGCATCAATGTGTCATCACTACTCAAAGCATACACCAATGTCTCACAACTGTCATTGCCGCAGAACAAATGTTCAACATGCACGTCGGTTGTTGTACCATTCAAGTACACGCAAGCCGAGTCCCAACCGACAAAGGTTGTCGGTGTGATCATGACACACGGGCATTCCTTCACCATCATTTGCAAACCCGTTGTGGTAAAGACGTTGCTGATCTGGCGGCGGTCACCGATAGTTATCACGCCCTTGGATCGCCAGTGCCGATTAGCTATGGCCTGCAAATGCTCAGGATCATAGGCATAGCATTCATCTATGAACACGTACCTCGACGCATACTTGGTGATCAAGGCCTCGTGCTGGGTCACAACGGAGGCGCGGCGAGCAGGATCCTCCTTGCCCAACGCCTCCTGCCACTCAGCCTTGAGCTTTGCGGTTGGCACCACGACGACATCATTAACAGATATCCAGTTGCGCAAACCCTTTGATTTGCCTCCCATTGCTAGACCAGTCACATGAGCAATCCACTTGCTACGCTGTTCCTGCCCAGTAAACAACTTGGAACTGGCCTCAAGAACGTCCCTGACATAAGGGATGAGGTTGGCAGATTGACGCTGAGCATCATACCAAGGTCCCATGGCGGCGACAGGCACAAACCTAGCAGGTACCAAGTGATCGGCGGCATATGCTACTAACTGCTCCTGAATATGTGCGCCACGCGCATCAGGGGAAATATAGTTCGGCCCGGCAGCATTAGCAGGATTCACAACATCTCCATGCTGAAGGTCCATGAGAGCATGAATCGGAGAAAAATCAAAAACGCCATTCACCTTTTCCAGACGATGCAAGGCCACCTCACCCTCAGCTTGGTCAAGTTTCAATATTTTCTTCTCGAAACTTGCTCGCACATCTTGCCCATTAATAGGTCGTATCGGAATCGGCTTCACCTCACACTCACCAGTAAGCGCAAAACCCAACACTTTGCGTTGGGTCTCGACAGGCACGTTCTTCAACTCATCCTTGAACAAATGGATCATCTTTCTTTTTTGATCCTCTGAGCAATGACGGGCATCATGATGAAACGCCGACAACATGGATGCACACAGCGCAGCGCGAGTGGTGTTGGAATTAAACCTGCCTAGGAAGAGCTTTATCTCGGACAAAAAATCCGAGAATGGCAGACCAGCATTCAACTCCAATTCCTCTATTGCTTCTTCAGACAACATTTGTTTCTCACGAATCTTTTGGATGTCAGCAGCATGATCAGTACCAAACAGGTTGAAAAAAGTCTCAACAATATCGATCATGGCCGCTTGGAAGTCGAGCGATTGAGCATCTTGGGTGACGACCCACATTTTGTTCATCTTTGCGGATGTCCAGTCCATATGGTCGATGAGGCGGCGCACAGGCTTTAGCGCGTCTATCTTGCCCATAACTCGTGCCGCTACATCCAAGCAGTCGAGCACCACACGGGCTGACTGGATACTGAAGTTGCCAGTAAGAAGCAACACCACCGCCACAAGGTCAAAATAACCGAATGAAATGCACCATGCGTCACTAAAGACCCGTTCCAAAGTTTTGAACCACTTACCAGGATCCGTGACCCAACCATGCAAAGTACCCCACGCGGACGCAACCATGTTGAACAATGAGTCCGGCGCAATTTTTGTGCCAAAATGTTCCTCCATGGTAGCTTGGGACAATTGATCCAAGGTCATTTCCCCCACGTCATTGCGGTACAAATTCATCATGGCCTCAAGGGTACTCAATGAAGCAACAGCCATAGCTCCAGCAGGAGTCGTAGCTACGGTTTTGGCGACCTTGCTGAAGACCGCTGACTTCATCGTGTGAATGGTGCTACGGTTGCGCAGCTCACTTGCATGAGCCTCTCCCAGACGGTCTTGAACCTCGGAATATATTTCGATCCATACTCCGAGCGCTTCGGCCTCAGTCGCTGACAATGCAATACGGGGCGTGACCTGAGTACCGGAAATTGAATACGTCACGACAGATTGCCTCAAAACGATGCGAGCCACACCCCGGTCCTTTATTGCCTGGGTGCGATACGTGGCCAACACCCTGTCAAACCCCTTTCGCTCAACAATCACCACCGGACGCGACAAATCGGGCAACATTATTCGCAAGAAATAATATTTTGCATGGTCTGGCAAGCATCGCGTGGCCCAACCACCCTTTACCAACGACAAGTCGAAGTATTGCGATGCGCCATCCCCGAAAATCACCGTGCGACGCAAAGCATGACCATTGGAGTACGTCGGGGCAAAGACCTGTTTCGCCGCAGCTAAGCTTTGGACGTAATCGCCACCATCGCCGAAGGAAGAAACCAATTTGCCAAAGCTAACTTCAGTAGTCATGTTCACCAAGGTGTCAGTAACAGGACGACCCATCAGCGCGCGCCAATCGACGGTAACGAGGCTGTATGCATGATATGCACCGGCTTTGACCATAAATGCCGTCAGATTGTTCGCTGTGAGATTTGGTTCGATGTTAATGAGTACCAAAGAACTCACTTCGAACCTAGCGAACACACCGGCAGCACGAGCCCAGTCATTGCCAACATACACGCGACCAGCGCGTTTTGCGGCCAACAACAATTGGCACCTCGGCAATTTGCAAATACTGCAATGCTTCCGATGCCGCGTAACGTCCGTTTCATGCTCATACTCCCACACGGCGGCATTAGGAAATGCATGTATCTCCGCTTTGCTTGGAGCAACCAGACCCACGATAGCACCTTGCAACGAATTCACTGCATGGTTCATGGCAGCGCGTCTAATTGTCGCTGCCTCAGGGTGCGCTTCCACTCTAGGCGAATATTGCAAAGGCCCTAATAGTTGGAGCAACCTTTGATAAGCAGGAGAAGATGGTGCAACCGACGTGGCAATACCGTGATCAAAAGTATCAACCGCAACTGCGAGGCGCTCCTCGGTTGAACCGAGAGTTTCCATACCAGAAAGCAGGCCCTTCGCAGCTTCCATCGCGGACACATTGTTCATCCGCCGAGTGAGAGAATGCGAATACGCATGCTCATCATCACCGCGAATGCGCCGATGCGCCGTTGGGCCACGGTAGCCAAATCTTGGCCGATTGACAGCGAACTCTTGAGCAATGCCACTCACATACCGCGACGCGATGCCACTGGCGTCATTTGCAATGGGGATCTGGGATATCAAGGCCTGCAAATCGCGCACAGTTGGAGCGGCTTCACGAAC